AGGCACTACCGACTATACGAAGATTAAGAATTGGGTGAACTTCTGCGCGAAGCTCGTGGCATATTCTACCGAGCACGTCATCAGCCGGTATGTGACATCTATCGACGACATCCCGTTCTTGACGGCTGCCGAGAAGCGTTACTTCAACAGCCGTAAGGCCAAGTTTGAGGCTGGCACAGAGCGTGAGGCTGCGTGAAGAAACAACGGGCGAGTAACTACCCGCAAAGGGTGGTGAAAGCCTTTTAGAAACGTTAAAAACATTAATCAGAGAATACTATGTGTGTATTAGCAATCGTATATGCAGGGCATCCCCTGCCATCAAGAGAGGACCTGCTGGCCATGCACCGCGCCAATCCCCACGGCTGCGGCTTTGCATCGAAGAGCCTGTCATACAAGGGCATGAGCTTCGAGACGTTCTACAACCGCCTGCAGTTCGTGCCGAAAGACGAGAATGTTATCATCCATTTCCGCTATGCCACGCACGGCTCGATATGCGCGAAGAACTGCCATCCGTTCAAGAAGGGCGGCATATGGTTTGCACATAACGGCATACTGGATATAGAGCCAAAGGATGACATGACGGACTCAGAGACGGCATTCCAGGACATCCTCTATCCGGTAGCCAGTCAGTACGGCATATTGTCAGAAGAGTTGTACAAAGAGGTAGAGAAGGTTATCGGCGGCTCACGCTTCGCCTTTCTTGATAAGAAGGGTGACGTGGTGATGTTCGGCGGCTTCAAGAAATACCACGGCTATATGTGCTCGAACCTTAACTTTGTCAACGACTACTATAACAGGCCCAGATACCGGTGGGTATATAACGGCTTCTACTGATAATATAGGTTATACATCAGTTTTTCATACTCAAAAGAAAGTAAGCTTTTTCCCATGGGCTGCCTTTGTCGTGATGACAGGGGCAGCCTTTTTGTGCTATTTTGTTACAGTTTACAAAGTGTATCAAGCCATTTGTACTTTCGTTTAGAACACCATTGACTAATTTGTAAATTTGCAAGTGTTTAGTGAACGCCCTGAATACCGATACGGGCTTTGGGGTAAAGGATAACAACAAATTTACAGATTTAAGAATGAAAGACAAGATTTTCCAGAAACTGAAAACAAAGTATTCATCTTTGGGTTTGGGTGACGAGATTCTACAGGCACATGCCGGTATGCTTGCATCTACCGGATTTGTCACGGACGACAACGTCGATTCCATTGTTGACGGACAGAAGGGCTTCTTAGAGGACCTTCAGAAAGCCAACGACAAGCGGGCTACGGAAGCCGCTGAGACGGCAAAGAAGAACGCTCGTAAGGAGTTCGATGAGGAGCAGGCCAAGAAGGAGGCTGCCGCCAAGGCTGCCGAGGAGGAGGCGAAGAAGAAGGCCGCCGAAGAGGAGGCTGCACGGAAGGCCGCCGAGGAAGCAAAGAAGAAAGCCGACGAAGAGGCTGCCGCAAAGGCTGCAAAGGAGGAGGAGGAGCGTAAGAAGCTTGAAGAGATGAAGAAGAACAAGGAAATTCCCGAATATGCCAAGCAGATGCAGGAAGAGTACTTGAAGAAACTTCAGGAAGAGCGCGAGAAGGCCGACAGTGACCGCAAGGCATTCATGGAGATGCTTGAGCAGATGAAGAAAAGCAACGAGGAAAGCAACAAGAAGCTCTCCGAGGAGCTTTCCAAGCAGACCGAGGCCAACAAGACGCTGACCGATACCATTACAGCCATGAAGTCCGAGAATGACAAGATGAAGGAAGAGGCCAGAAAGAAGGAGCGTCAGGAAGGAATAATCAATAAGGCAAAGGAATTGGGCATCCCGATGAAGCGCATTGAAGAGGGCTTTGCTATTACCGACGACATGGACGACGACGCCATTACCAATCACCTTAACGTGATAGCAGCAAACTGCAAGGCGATGGCTCTCGACAAGCGACAGGCTTATGGCATGGAAATCGACAAGGGCGAGGCTTCCGAGGAAGAGCTGAAGGCCGTAGCCGGTGCTTTGGTGAAACATTAATCAAGTTAATTTTTAAATGAAACAGGACATTTCACAGAAGAAGGAAGGTATTGACTTTGGTTCTTATGACAGCATCGTCATCAAGAAGCACATTACCGACATCGAGGGTGGCCGTACACTGGATATGACCGGCTATCCCCTGGACGTGGTGTATGCAGCACACGTCATCATCTCTACCGCTGACGAGCAGGGTGTCAAGACTTACAAGCCCATGCCTATCGTTGAGAAGGTTGTAAACGAACAGCCTGTCCTTGACGAGGATGGTAACAAGGTCTATGAGTACGACAAGCTGCCTGAAGGCGCAGAGTATGAGGGAGTTCTTTATCGTTCAATCCTGAAGGCGAAGCCCGCTGCTTCCATTCTGATTGACGGAGTAGTAAACGACAAGGTGATGAAGATTGAGCTCGGTGCCATTGAGGATGACTTCAAGGCTGCCTGCAAGCACATCATCTTTAACCACGACGAGGAGGCGTAATAAATTATGGAAAAATCACTTTATTTCGAGTATACCGAGAAATGGTTTCCCGGACTGGTCCGCGAAATCGTAGAGAAGATGAATGAGGTTCGCACCGAGAAGAACACTCTGACATATCTGTACCGTAACCACCTGACACCTCAGTACAGTGCCGATGGCCGCTGGGCATCAGTAACCGCTGAGTACACCCGCGTAGCTGCCGACGTTGTGTCGCTGGATTCTGAGCTGCCGTTGAAGAGCCGTGATGCTATCACGACTGCCACCGGCTCCATCCCCAAGCTGGGATTGAAGCTGTACCTGACGGAGAAGCAGATGAAGGACCTCGACGCAATGATTGCCACCAACACGCCCCCTGCACAGGTTATCCAGAATATGTTCGCAGATGTTCCCCGCGTCATCGAGGCTATCTACGAGCGTATCGAGGATATGTTCCTCAGCGAGCTGTCTAGCGGCGTAGGCGTTTCTACCCGCAGCGGTGGTACTGGCGTGCGTATCGACGTTGGCTTCCTGGCAGAGAACAAGTTCCTTGCCTCTACCCTTTGGAGCGACACTGAGAACAGCACTCCTCTGGACGACATCCAGAAGATTTTCGACAAGGCTCTGGAAGACCAGAACACCATTACCGACGTGTTCGCCGACGACACCGCGCTGAACAACCTCTACAAGAGCAAGCAGGTTCGCGGACAGTATGCCTTCAATCAGGGTATCGCCACTGCTGCAGGCAGCAATGTTCCCGTTCTCGACTACGAGAAGGTTGCCAGCGTGTTCAAGGCCAAGTGGGGCATTACCCTGCACCGTGTAGCCCGTAAGATTAAGACCGAGCTGAACGGCAAGAAGCAGAACCACACTCCGTGGCAGACCGGCGTGATGACGTTCACCTGCTCTGACCAGCTGGGCGACCTGGTATGGACGAACTGCGCAGAGGCTACGCGCCCCGTGCCGGGTGTTGTATACCAGACCGTTGACGACTTCATCCTGACCAGCCGTTACTCACAGAACGACCCGCTGCGTGAGTTCACCTCTTCGCAGGCAATGGTTGTTCCCATCCTGAGCAACGTTGACCAGATTTACACCATCGACTCAACAGCCGTTTCGGCATAAATTCTGGAAGGCATGAAGATTCGAGTGATTTCTGAATTCTACGACAAGTTCCACACAAGTACCCTCTTCAAGGTGGGTACTGTGTTGGACTTCGATGACGAGCGTGCCAACGACGTCATCTCAAAGAAGCTTGCCGAGCCTTACACAGAGCCGGAGGAGAGGAAAAAACCTGGCCGTCCACCGAAGGCAGAACCCAAACCTGAGCAGAATGCCGAGGTGAAGGCTGCCGAGGAGAAGGAAAAGGAGTCTCCTAAGACTGACGCAGAGGCCGCAGAGAAGGCAGAGTAACTATGACGAACAGGGAATTCATAGAGCAGCAGCTTAGGGCTTACGGCATTACCGAGAGCGACCTATTGCTGGCGGATGTTGATGATTTGGATGAAGAGGTGGCGGATGTCGCTATTGCGGAGAAGGGACTTATCCCTTTGATAGCAAAGCTGGCTGTGTCGCCGTTCCTGAAGAATATCAGCGAAAACGGATTCTCTGTCTCTTGGGACGTGGGCAAGATAGGCTGGTGGTATCGCTACCTATGCTCAAAATACGGCGTGACACCCGACGCGAACATTGAAGCCGCATTAGGCCTTGGTGTTATCATCGACAGGACAAAGAAGTGGTAGGATGTATTTTGCACCCCATACTCTATACAAGAAGATAGAGCAGGAACAGCGTGACGACCTGAACAGGATTGTCAGCGTTGAAAAGACTTGGGAGAAGATATGTGAATGCCGCTGCGACGATAATACCACAGAGCGCTTTGAGGATAACAACGGGCGCGTGTATATTCCTAAGTACAAGGTTGTCTGCAACCGTGCGGATATTAGCCCTGGGGACTATGTGCAATGCATCGTAAAAGCCACCGGCAAGGTGCGTGGCGAAGGCAGGGTGCTGAATGCCCCGGAATGTAACTACCTTGACTACATGACGCTATATGTCGGCATTTGATAAAGAGATAGAGCATTTCTTCGCCGAAGGCAGGAGGGAGGTCAGAGAGTATTTTGAAGACCTCGGCCAGCGGGCAGAAGAGGCGAACATCGCAGAAGGCGACTACCAGAACAGGACGGGAAACCTCAGGAGAAGGAACTATCACAAGGCCAGCGAGGACGAGCTGGAGATAGGCAATAGCGCAAGCTATGCTTCCGAGGTGGAGTCAAGAGGGTATAACGTCATTGATAGCGGGGTGAAACTTATCATGGAAGAGCTGGGATGATTACTACAGAGGACATGGCACAGATTATTGCAGGGCATCTGGGTGCCTTCAATATGCCGATATTCGTCAAGGGGCATATCCCTGTCACGGACTACATCCCTGAGGAGGGAAGGATTACCATCACTCCCAAGGAGGATTCCGACGGACGGATATTCAACAAATGCTTCTGTGAGGTCAACTTCCTTCTTCCCGATGTCAACCAGGAGGCCAATATAGAGCTGGATGTGATAGAGCGTAACGCCTATAGTCTTTTCAAAGACGGATATTCGGGGAAACATAACGGCCAGTGGTATGATATCACTTATTCCCGCAGGAGCAGGGAGCGCGAGGAAAAGCAGAAAGCGCACTACGTCCATTTGCAACTATTGTTTGAAACATTAAATACTTTATAATTATGTCTAAACCTTTTATCGGAATCAAAAAGCTGTGGTATGGTGATGTCATCAATGCTGACACCAACCTCGCACAGGATAAGGTCGCTACTCTTGTAGCCGGCATGACCGAGATTAAGAACGTCCATCAGGGAACGTGGGGCTATTCGCAGGACGACCCCAGCGTTACGGAGTATGTCAACGAGCTTACCGGACAGCCGTACTACCGCGACAAGGAAACCCTCGGAGCACGTACCATCAACTTCACCCTCGGTGAGTTCGACATGGCTACAAAGGCAGCCCTGCAGGGCGGTTCTGCCGTTACCGGCGGATGGAAGTCCAGCGGTACTTTGGAGAATGTCAACAAAGCTGTCGTGGCACAGACGAAGACGGGCAACTACATCATCTTCACCAATGCTTCTATCGTCGCCAAGGGCGACCAGCAGGAGAAGAACGTAGGCCTTGGCATAACCGCCGTGGCTATGGAGAATGACAACGAGGGCGTAGAGGCAGAGTACTGGTTCGAAGCACCCGTTGGTTAATCAATCATTTACTAACAACAAGAAGGGGGCGTACAATAGCGTTCCCTTCTTTTTAACTTAAAGCTATGGATAACAAAGGTGCAGACCTTGTCAGTGCTGCCATACTCGGCAAGGAGTCGAAGACTATCATTGTAGGAGGCAAGCCGTATTTCCTCAAGCCTCCGACGATAAGGAAGATTGCAGGAGCGGGACATGCCTTATCCGACTATGGCTCGCACGAAGGCACTTTCGGTGACGTGCTGAAAGCCATGACGGACACCCGGAAGGCCGCTGAGGCGCTGTCGTGGTTTATCAAAGGCGATGACACGCTGACGGAGAAGCTTATGGAAGGAACCCTTGCAGAGGTCGCCGACGGACTGGCGACAGCTATGGGGATGCTGGGCATAGAGGATTTTCTGAAGCTATCAGATTTAAGCAGGAGCGTGCGTCGTCTGATAGCAAATCCGAAGTGATAGGCAACGAGACGCTTCTAGGGCAGATAGCGACCTTCATGGAGAATCTGCACCTGTCGTATGCCGAGGTTGTTGATGTCTTTCCTTACAGGTATATGCTGCTTATGGCGAAGGACAAGCAGCACGTAGCCTATGGTGAGGTCTGGGAGGAGGTCGACGAGGCGGAATTCTTCAAGCGCACCGGAAGGAAGAACCCCTTGAAAAAGCAAAACAATGTTAATGCGGATAAAAAAGAAGAGAAATAATTTGCGTTGTTTCTGGAAAATGCCTACCTTTGCAGCTGTTGATAGGCAGTCGACATAGAAAAAAGAAGAATAACAGGATTTCACAGATGAAATTGCAGTCGACTGCCAGTAAATTGCAATGGATTCTGTGATTTCTTGTTTTTAAATATTATTGCTGAGTCAAAAAGTACAACAAAGAGAATCCATTAAGGGTAGCCACGCTTTGTTCCGGCTATGAATCGCAAGGATTAGCGATGCGAAGGTTGAAAGAGGCTTATTCCGATTTTGATTTTAGGTTAGTTGCATGGTCAGAGCATGACCCTGAGAGTAATTTGCCTGATGAGAAACAGCCGGCGGTAATAGCCCATAATGCTTTGTTTCCAGAGTGTAAAGACCTTAATTTTGGTGATATGACAAAGATAGATTGGGAGAAATTCCCGGACTGTGATGTATTATTTTA